TGCCGCTTATATTAAATTGCTCGGCGAAACGAATCTTGATTCGCAAAGCTGGGATGTAGTTAAGAAGCCACACCGTACTGACAATGGTGATCATCCAGATATGGCTAAGAAAGCTAATCACTCTTATAAGCCATCTTCCGATTTTTCGGGCGATTGGGGTGCCGAATTGCCAGTAAGCGACGGTAAAAATTATAAGGGCGGTTTAGATAAGGAAATGAAAAACGCTTGGACCAAGCATGGAAGTGAATTAAACAATCCAGTCGCACCTAAAGCCGGTGAATTCACCATGAAGGGCGAACCAGGAGTTGATAAGAATTCTGACAGCGGCTTAGGCCAATGGCAGTCAAGCGACACATGGCCATCTATGGATAACCCATACTTGCTCAAGAGTGTTAAGCCTCACGTCAACAGCGATAATCGTGTAGATGATGTTGAGAATAATGTCGGTGTATCCAAGTAATTAAACGCTAAGGAGAGCTATGTCGCAAAGTAAAATGTACTCGCAGGAAATGCTTCATAGTATGGAATCACTACATATTGAGAGGTTATTAAATGAAAATAACCTCCAATTGTATGTGGATTCATGCGGTGGATCAGCAGAACGCATGGTTATGGAAGCTACCGAAGATGGCAAATTGAGATTTAAAGGCAAGTTTCAAGAGGCCAATGCGGTTAATAAAAATAAAAGAATGTATACGTTTGAAGCGTTAAAACAAAACGTAGATCGCATCAACGAATCAATTAAAGAACGTGGATTGTTCGGTGAGTTGGACCACCCAACTGATTCGATTATTCACTTCGAAAAAGCTAGTCACGTAATTACTCGTTTGTGGTTTGAAGGCAATGTACTAATGGGTGAAGCGGAAATTCTTCCGACACCAAGCGGACGAATCCTCAAAGCTATTATCGAGTCTGATTGTCGTGTAGGTATTAGCAGCCGTGGCGTAGGCAATGGAAGTGTTAATAACGAAGGTGTGTTAGTTATCGGCGAAAGCTTTAAACTTATTACTTTCGATGCCGTTGCCGATCCAAGCACATTTAAAGCTTATCAAAAAGTTGTAATCAACAACCAACGTGAGGAAGTTGCTCCACAACAAATCATCGAGAATCCCGCAGAAGATAATAAAACTTCTAATAAAAATGAATCCACACGGATAAATAACACTATAAACAGTAATGCTTTATTAGCTTATTGGGGACAATTGATGAGAAATCAAACCCAACAAATTAAACAAAATAAATTTTAAGAGAGGTTCTACCAATGCCAGAAATGAAACATGATCAGATTCTAGAAGCCCTCGCAGGGTTGGTACCTGATGTAGAACGAGAGAAGGTTAATGGTTTAGTGACTTCTCTTGTTAGCGACATGGAAGCCGGCTACGAGGCTCGTCTAGAAGAAGCTAAAGCCGAAATGGAAAAGACTCGTGCCAGTGATTGGGAAACAGCCAAGAAAGGCTATGCCCAAGCTCAAGAAATCATCGAAGACTTGCGTCAACGTTTGGCTCTCCAATCGGAAGAACACAAGACCATGATGAAAGAAGAGTTTAAGAAAGCTTATGATGAAATTTTGGCCGAACGTCAAAAGAATACCGACCTCGAAGCTCGTTTGTATGATCAATACAACGCTCGCCTGAAGGAAGGTCAAGAATACATGGTTGATAAACTCGATGCTTTCCTCGCCGATATGGGTGAAGAATACTATGAAGCTGCTAAAGCCGAAGTATTAAATGATCCTTGCTTGGCTGAACATCGTGTAGCTTTTGATAAAGTATTGGAAATCGCCTCCCGCTTTGTAACCGAAGAAGATTCCTTACTTAATACACAAAGCAAAGTAGAAGAATTGGGCCGTAAACTTGAGTTGGCAGAAGCCGCTAAGCAACGTGCCGAATCTAAGGCAATGCGTTTTATGACCGAGAACCATCAAATGCAACAGTTCCTTAAGGAAACTAAAGCCATCATTGAACAAAATGTTCTCAACGAACAGAATGAAAGATTATCGAATGCAAGTAAAGTAGAGGGTCGTGGAAAAGCAGTTGTCGAACCAGAACGTGAAGTCGTAATCGGTGAAACAGTTGATAATCGCACCGCAACCGTTGAGACCAAGAATAATGATGAGCCAAAGAATATTGTAGAGCAATGGGCATACCTCGCTAACTACAACCATCGTTAATCAGTTTGAGAAGAAGAGTTTATAAATTTTAATTATTTTGGAGTAGAATGAATTTTAACAGTCAATTATTAAATGAGGCCAAAAAGATCGAAGGTCTTTGGGCTGAAACTCGCCTTCTGGACGGTATCACGGATCGTAATGTTCGTGCCGCTACGGCAATCATGTTGGACAACCAACGTTTGGTAAACGAACAAGCTACTGACACCTCCGATATCGCTCAGTTCAAGCGAATCAGCATTCCTCTCGTCCGTCGTATTTTCCCACAGTTGATCGCTAACAAGATCGTATCTGTACAACCTTTGCTCGGCCCTGCCGGTTTGGTGTACTACTTACGCTTCCGTTATGCATCCAACAAGGGCGCTATCCGTGGCGGTACACAAAACGGATTCCCAAGTGATGATGCATTGTCGTTGCAGCAACTTGCTAGTGGTAACGCCAACTTGGATATTTTCTTCACGCACCAATTCGTGCAAAATGAAACCCAATCCAACGCTGGTGGTGGCACAAGCTTGACCTACATGTTGGAAAAGACCCCAGTCCTCGCCGGTACGATTACCGGTACGATCACTGATGGTGGCACCGACATTCAAACGTTCGTTGTTTCGCAAGCCGGCTCGTTCACCTTCACGGACATTGGTTCGCCAAGCCCGAAGGTAAGCGGTGGTTCTATCGATCTCAACACAGGTGTAATGACCTTGACTTGGGGTTCTGATCCAGGTGCTAACAGCGTAACTGTTAATTACGAATATAATCTTGAATGCCAACAAGACCTTCCAGAAGTCAACCTCGTTGTTGAATCGGAAGAAATTGTTGCCAAGACTCGTAAGTTTAAGGCCGCTTGGTCGTACGAAGCTCAACAAGATTTGCGTGCCCAACACAACTTGGACGCCGAAGCTGAATTGACCGCTGTATTGGCTCAAGAAATCAACCTCGAAATTGATCGTGAAGTCTTAACTGACCTTCGCCTCAACGCCGGTACGGTTGCTGCTTGGGACTTTAACACGGCCCTCGGCGATACAATTAAGGAAAAATATGAATCTTTATTCGTAAAGATCGTAGAAGTATCCAACGTTGTTCACCGTAAAACATTGCGTGGTGGTGCTAACTGGATCGTAACTTCCCCAGAAGTTGCCTCCATGTTCGAAACCGCTACCGCTGGTTTCGCCCCACAACAAAGTGAAAACTTCACTTCCAGCATTGGTATCCAATACGTTGGTAGCGTAGCTTCACGTTGGCGTGTGTATAAAGACCCATTGTTCCCAACGAATCAAATCCTCTTGGGTTACCGTGGCGAGTCTTATATGGATAGTGGTTACTTCTACTGCCCATATGTACCAATGACACAAACGCCAGTTGTGCTTGATCCAGAAAGCTTCTGCCCTCGTAAGGGAATATTAACTCGATATGGAAAAAAGCTCTTGAGGGAAGGTGCGAAGTTCTATGCACGCATGACGATAGCAAATTTTGTTATCTGATTAAGTGCTTGATAAATAAGGACTTAGAACAAAAACCTCGGCCAAATGGCCGAGGTTTTTTTGTTTAAAGCGGTCGTCAATCGAGCATAAAATCGATTGGAAAAAGAAAAAAATTCTAAGCTTGACCCGCTAGTTTGACGATACTATAATAGGCACATCTAATTTCAAGGAGCCTATTATGAACATTGAAGAATTTAACTTAGCCTATAAACAATTCAAAGATGCTGATAAAATTAGCATCAATTGCGATTATCCCGATCATGTTGGGGATAGACAACGTGTAATTGGTAAGCAACCAGCTAAACGTAATATCTTAAAAAACAATGGCCAATGTTTCATTTGCCGTGACTGCATGATGAAACATAAAAATCCGATGATTGTTAAATCACAATCTCGACAAACTGATGAAATAATTCAAGTAGAATGTATTGATCCAAATCACGTTGGCAATCGAATACGTGAAATGAAGTTATCCGCTTATTTTGGAGAGCTTAAACAGCCATATCAACAAATATGTAAGAGTTGTGCCCAACGTGGAAAAACTTTGTCTAATGAACAAAAAGAAAAGATTAGTCAAACACTTACAGGCCGTCAATTAACAGAAGATCATAAAAAGAAAATTGGGCTTGCTGCTTCGTAAGTAGAGCGTACGGATAAAGCCAAAGAAATATTGGCCAAATATCGTGGATCAGGCTGGAATAAAGGTCAACAAACACCTGATGAAGTGAAAAAGAAAATTTCTGCATCAAATCAAGGCCGGAAGCGCACTAAAGAACAGCGGCAAAACGTATCTAAAGGCCGTAAGAAAATGCTTGAAGAAACAGGCGGGTTTACACGTGAACATCGTGAAAACATTAGTAAAGGTACAGTGCGACAATACGAATTGGGCTTTGATCCAAAATATTATCATAAACATGGTTGGCATCAATCACCTAAAGCTGGTAAGGCGTTTTACCGTTCGTCATATGAAAAGAAAGCATTTGAGCTATTAGATGCAAATGACAAGGTCCACACATACAGAGTCGAAGC